CAACAGACTTCGATTACATACAGACTAGAAACGAGATAATCGAGGGAGCGTTTAGAATTGTTGGAGCGCTAGAGAAAGGGCAGACACTCTCTGCTGACATGCTAGAACAGGGTGTGAAAGCACTCCAGTTACTCGTTAAAAGCTGGGGGAATGAGCACCTGTTCCTCTGGAGCTTTGACCATAGTAGTTTTGTTACAGTAGCAGACCAGGAAGTGTACAACGCAACACTCACCCAGGCGATTATCGGCCTAGAGAAAGCGTGGGTTGTGGATTCAAACGACGACCTTCCACTCGAAGTTATAAGCTATAGTAGATACCTAGACATCCAGGACAAGGAAACTAATAGTGGTAGGCCATGCGCAATTGCGTATAGGCCAACTCCAGCCCCAAGTTTCTATCTCTGGCCGAGCCCGGATGCTGTCTACACAATTAAGGCGCTCGGCGTTCTTCCATTACAGGATCTAGACACAGCAGGTGGTACTGGCGACATACCTGTTAGATTCCAGCGAGCGCTTAAGTATGGACTCGCAGAGGATTTGTTTGATGAATATCCTGGCCCAATGAATGAGAGACAATTTGTTCAGGGGAAGGCAGCGGAGTTATTTAGAAGAGCTAAAATCTCTGATAGGCCAGTAGAAACCACTAACGAAGTAGAGGGACTATATGGCTATAGAAATCGTTGAGTTTTTACTCTCAGGGTTTACTGATAACTCCGGGGAGCCTCTAAGTGGTGGCTTAGTATATACATACAAAGCTGGGACTCTAACAAATAAGTCTGTATACACAGACAGCACAGGAGTAGCTCCAGAAACAAATCCAGTAGTGCTCGACTCGAATGGCAGGAAGCAAGTTTACGCGAGTGGTTCGTATAAGTTTGTAATTAAAACTGCGGCAGGTGTCACGCTCTACACACTTGATAATCTATATTTTGAGACAAACCTTGCAACGACTGTTGCGGAAATTTCTGCACTAGACTCTGCGGGGCTTGAGATTGTAATAAGCTCTGCGATTACACTTACTGGGAATCTTACACTTACAGCACCTGTGAAGTTTCTTCCTGGTGGTAGTATTATCACTGCTGGCTATACACTTACGCTAAATGGGCCATTAACTGCGGGAGCTCACCGAATATTTACCTCCGCTGCTGGGGAGGTAGTTCTTAGCTATAAAACAACGGCTGTTGTGCTTGCCGAGTGGTGGGGAGCTATAGCTGATGACTCCACAGACTGCACATCCGCAATCAATCAGGCAATAGCATCTACGAGAGCGACAGTCCAAATTCTCACTGGAACGTACAGACATACAGGTCTTACCATAAATAGGTCATTAACGTTTAAGGGGACTGGCTGGGCATCGATACTTAAAAATACAAGCTCTGTAAATCATAGTATTGAGGTAGTTGGTGATGCGACTACTATCTTAGAGCAGCTAAAAATCCAAGACCTGGCACTTACGCATACTGGAAGTGGATCGACCGTGATGGGTGTCTACATGAACAGTGTGTCAAATTTCTGGAGGCTTGAAAGGGTTTCAATTGTTGGAGCAAGGGCGAGCGGGATAAAGGTACTTGCACCACTAGCAACGAGCAGTGACTCCCTGCACGCAATCATAGATCAGTGCTTCGTGTCTGGTTCTGGACTACACGGGCTTTGGATCGAGGGAGACGGGAATAATATCTCTGTCTACGGTGGTAAGTATAACGCTAGCGCGAGTCATGGATTTCACTTCGATAATACCACCACAACGACACCGAATTCATTCCCTAATACGATCAGGTGCTACTCATGTGACTTGTCTGGAAATGATTACGGGCTATACGAAGGTGGACATAGCAACGCTTACTATGGGCTCAGGTTTGAAGGGAACACGACAGGGGAGATAATCCTTGCAACGAAGAGTCAATCTGCGATGTTTTTTGGAACATCCTACAGCTCTTTCCCTGCTCGTATTACTGGAACACCAACAGCGTCACCTAACTTCTATGACAAGTTCCATCCGATGCGATTCTACAACGCTGATGGGTATCTTGCGTACTATGATGAGCTCCTAGCGACTACACGACTTGCACCGAAGAGAAGCTTCCTAACTATTACGATCCCAGCAACAGTGGCAGGGTCAGGGGCGACTGATTATCCACTAATGCCAGTAATGGATACGATGGAGATTAAGTCTGTAAAGATGGTGTCGTCTGCGCTCATAACTGGCGCAAACACTAACTACATGGGATGGCAGTTAAGAGTTAAAAAAACAGGTGGCGCTGGCGATATTTCGCAAGCAGGAATCACGTTTACTCTTGGTACAGACCTCGCAGCACTTACAGAAGTAGACCTAACGCTTGGACTTGCAGCTAACCTTAAACGAGTGGACGGGGACATACTCTACATTCAGAAATACGACTATGGAACGGGAATGGCGTCTCCTCAGATAGTGATTCAAGTAGAATATGGTGGATACTAATGCCAACGGTTTCGATACCACTTTTTTCTAGGGTATACAAAAACACTGATGGCTCAGTGTTAAATGACGATGCGGCTGTTCAGTACAATGGATTTTTAGATGAGCTCGGTGGCCTATCGATTCGGCCTGGCGAGGTTCTAGCAATAAATACTGGCGATAGAAATGATGGCCTCTATATGTGGCCTGATAAGAATTACATCGTCTGTGTTGATAATGGAAATGCAACGCTAAGAAGCGTATCTGGGCAAACGCTCACAACAACACATGGTACAGGGACAGTTGACGTGCTCCCGGGGAACATGACCATATTCTGCAATGACTCAAACTATGTATTCATGGCAGGTGGCGCAAAGATTAGCTACATGGATGACTCTGGTGCAATTACTGAAATTGCAGACACTGAAGCACCAACGACCGTAACACACATTGCGTATCTTGATGGCTATATTCTTGCGATAAACGGGGACAATAGATTCTATTGGTCAAACATCCCAACGACAACAGACTGGGACGCCCTAGACTTTGCCTCAGCAGAAGCTAATCCAGATAACACTGTAGGGCTCTATGTAGTACAAAGGCAGGTGTATCTACTAGGTGCGGTAACGACTGAGATTTGGGAGAATGATGGAACTACTCCATTCTCAAGAATCCCAGGAGGGTTAATTGAGACAGGATGCGCAGCTAAGTATTCACCGATAAAGTACGGTGACTCACTTCTCTGGATCAACCAGGACTGGGAAGTAGTTCAGTTTACGGGAACACAGTTCAAAAAAATCTCAGGTAGGTACGACCAGGAGATACAGAGATTCTCGACTGTATCAGACTGTATTGGGGGCTTAGTTAAGAAAGAGGGACAAACATACTGCGTGTTTCAGTTCCCAACAGAGAATAGAACTCTTGTTTATGACCCAGTGCTTGAGGATTGGTCAGAGTGGGGATTCTGGGACTCGAACACTAGTGAATGGATTTCCTATGACTTTAGGGCTGCCGCTAGGGATATAAACACAGGGCAGGTATTTATTGGCAAGGAACGTGCTGGGGTGATTGCTTGTCTAGATTCGAGCTCTCGTGTCGATATGACAGGAGCTACAACATCTGCACCATTTAAGTTTCTTAGGCAGACTGGGCACATAGATCATGGGTCGTCGCAAAAAAAGCGCCTTGAGAAATTAACATTTAGGGCTAAGAGGGGCGCTGACGGCTTAACTACAAATCCGAAGCTAATGCTAAGGTATAGAAACAATGGTGCATCTCAGTGGTCAAATATCACAGAAATAGATCTTGGAGCTATTGGAGACACTAGCCATCAAATAAAGCTTTTCAGACTTGGGATTTACGAATCAAGGCAGTTCGAGATTTCAGCAACAGACGATATGTCAATCGTGCTCTCAAACGCTGAAGCAGACATAACGGTGCTACGATGACGGTTAATAAACTAGCAAGACCACCGAAGGATTTAGGCTCGTTCATTGGGCGAAAATGGCTAGAGTCTTTAACCAATCAACAAGATCAGTTCTCTGCGATTGCACAGCTAGATTTCTTACTAGTACAGCAAGACCCAACAGGCGGCGATGACCTACCAAACGCTAGAAACCTTGAGGTTACATCAGAGCTTACAATTACAGACTCAGGTGGCGGGGCTGCACTAACGCTTGACCTGTCTGACACTGGCATTACTCCAGGCTCTTATAATCTACTTACGGTGAGCGCGACTGGAAGAATCACTAGCGCTCTAATGAATGTAGTAGTTGGCGAGATAATCAACACAGACGGCTCACTTGGTGTTTCTGGAACAACAACTGTTACAGTTTCTATCGACACAAGCCATGCAAATGTATGGACAGTAGATCAGTCTGTACCAGATGAGGTTTACGGGATTGGGTGGGATGGCTCACTTGAGATACCGACAAAAAACGCTATCTACGATAAGATTGAGTCATTAACATCAGGCTCAGCTTCTGATGGTGATGCTAGGCGCTTAATTCACATGGGATATTAATGGCTATAGCAGTCAAAGTTTTAGCGGATGGGCAGCTAGCAAGCGCTAAGGCAACACTGTACACAGTGCCTGCGCTTACTAAGGCGTATGTAAAGTTCTTTTCTGTGATGAACGTTTCCGCTGGGACTGAAAACGTTACTATCTATATAAATAGTTCTGGAACATCTAGGAAAATAGCGTACGCAACTCTTGGGGTTGATGAAAGCGCTAGGATTGTAGACAAGGATGAAGCAATTACCCTAGAGGCTGGGGATTTGATCGAGGGGTTCTCCTCAAATGCGACTAGTGTGGATTATGTCATTACGGGAGCTGAGGAAACGTAATGAGAATGTATAGTGCGCATGGAGAGAAACTTGGACCACGGGCTGGGTACAGTACTATTAACGATGGTAGTAAGGATGTAACAACAGCAGGGACGAGGGTAGCGCTTTCCACATCTACTCCATGCAAGAAGGTAGTAGCTGTAGCAAAGGCTACGAATACAGGTGTGATATGGATTGGAGGGGCTACGATAGCGGCTGGAAGAGGTGAGCCACTTGTAGCTTATCAGAAGACAGAAATAGAGATATCTAACTTAGCGTCAGTTTATATTGATTCAACGGTGAATGGTGAAGGCGTTACTTTTACATATTTTAATTAGTGCGCTTGCGATTACGGCAGTAGCACAGCCGTTTCCACCTCCTCAGCTGAAAAACGAGGGGACAGCAGCAGGGCCATACCATTCCCTAAACTGTGTGGGGCCAGCAGTAAACTGCACTAACAGTAGCGCTCAGGCTACAATGACGATTGATGTTGAGGCAGGAGACATCTCAAATCTCTCCGCAAGCGATACTCAGGTTCTATACAAGGACGGCACCGGAATAAGCGGCGATGCCGATATGACGTGGAACGAAACCACCAACACACTTGACCTTGGGACTGGACTCTTAGAGGCAGGATATTTAGGGCTGGCAGGAACAGGGGCTAGTACGGCGGCGGCTATAAATATCGGTAACATCACATCGGCAGATATGATCTCCCCGATTCTTGCAAACATAACCTACACTGGCACAAGTACAGTTGTTGCGGCGCTGCAATCAGAAATGAACCACACAGGGAGCGCAGTGTCCCCTACAGTTTGGGGAGTAAAGGCAGCAGCAAGGGCAGGGTCAAACAATTTCGGGATTAACTCTTATGTTGGTATCCAGGCAGACGCAACGTACAATAGTAGCTCAGAAACTTGCGGAGCGTTTGAATACTGCGTTTTTTACGGGATTGATGCGGTAGTGCTAGGGGAGCCTGGAGGCTCTCATGATGCAACATCGACTAATATCGCAATCGGTGTTTACGTTCCAGCATTTGGCGCAGTAAGTGGTGGAACATTCATACGCCACGGAATTTTGATGGGGGAGCCACTATCCTTAACCGCTGGGACTAGGGTTGGTTACGATGCAGGGGTTTTTAACAACTCTACTACAGTTCAGTATTACGACAGCGGAACAAGTGAGCTCAGGACCGAGGTAGGTGGCACAGAAATCATGTCAGTAAAGGCTACAGCTATTGGGTTTTTTAATACTAATCCAGTCGCTAGGCCGTCTGCATACACACAGACCTATTCAACAGCATCAAGAACAATGCCAAACCTGACATCTTCATCAGTGTCAGCGACAGCCAAAAAGGAAGATGGAAGTGCATGGTGCTTCACTACTGATACCGAGTTGAATAACCTTATCACAGCAGTCAATGCACTACGGACGGACGTTGATAACGGCAAGAAGGTAACCAACCAACTAATCGATGATTTACAGAGTTTTGGACTACTACAATGAAAAAACTACTACTCGCTATCCTATTCCCTGCAAGCCTCCTGGCTCAGACACCTACACCAACCCCAGATCCAGATGAGCAGATTGGGCAGCAGTATGGTATCTCTGCGCTAGAGGTCAAAATGCAGCGTATCACCCAGGCTTTTAACGAGGTTCGGGAGCTCCAGAAGGTGGATCGTAGTGGAAAGGTAGGGACTGGGAGCGATGTGATTTTCGATATTACTACAGAACAAAGGCAGTCAGTAAGGCATGCTAGGCGAGCAAAGCTTCAGGCAATTAAGCAGCTATGTAGGGACTTAGCAGAGCCAGCGGAGTGAGTATTTATAGGGTTCCTACTATTTAATTTAAGGGGTATAATTCGACCATGAAAATCAACGCAAAATTACTAGCAAGGCTATTATTTACGCAGGTAGTAATAGCCTCCGTAGCGATTGCAGCTCCTATCGTCTCCATCTGGGATAAGGCTGGGGCTAATACAAATCCAGCTATTAGGCCAGTACCGCTATACGGCTTTAATGGTGGGATTACAACCACGTTTGAAGCTGCGTGGCCTGAGTCTGCTGTCTATACACCAACCCTAGCAGCACTTTCCTCTCCCTACTGTGCATCTTCTAGTGCTAACGATGCTGCGGCTGGTACGGGAGCAAGAACTGTTCTTTTAACTGGCATAAACACATCGTTTGCAGAGTTTACTGAAACCGTAACGATGAACGGGCAGACCTCTGTAGTGCTTGCTACCGCAAACATCCTACTTATTAACTCAATGGAGGTTATCACGGCAGGTTCTGGTGGCTTAAACGCTGGTATAATCCAGTGCGGAACTGGGGCAAACACGTCAGGGGACCCGGCAGTACCACACTCATATATGCCAATCAGCTCTGCAACAACCGTAGCAGGCGCTGGCAATAAGGCGAACTCCTTCATTTACGGAGTCCCTGCATCCAAGTCCCTTCTCTGTAGGAATATTTCAGCAGGAAGCGTATTCGCTACTGCGGCAGCAAGTGTTCAAGTCGCAATCGATGGCTACACAAATCTTGGCCTAATGAAACGCTTTTTCATGCAGCATGTTCATAATACAGGCTCTAACCCATCTACCTATCCAGGGACTATAGTGTTCCCAGAGAAGACTATAATCATTGGTAAGCTTGCAGGGCCAACTGGGACAAACACAGGACCAGCAGACTTAAGAGCAGAGTGTGTCTTAGTTGACAGCAACTACGCTGATTTATAAAGGGGAAGATTTATGAAGAGCATGATCAAGTTGTTTTTAGTGGCGTTGTTAGCACCTATCATAGCGCTCGCGCAGGATAATATTAGCCAATCTACGGGCATAATCGGTAATGGCAGGTTACTAGGGGCTAAGACTTATGACGGACAGGTGACTGTGGGTGTTCTTGGAGTTGATAGCTCTGGAAACACGACAATCCAATCATTGTCAGGAAAGAGTGTTAGCGTTCCTGGGACAATGGCAATAACTGGAGACGCGACACTCACTGGTAACGTAGTTCTAGCAACGTCAGCTAAGGGGCTTTTTACTGATACAGTAGACGCAGCGGATGACCAAATTATCGACCTCTCCGCTGCAAGTGCTATTGGCGTGACTCGTGGTGCTGCTCTTAGACTTGGTGGCAACGAGTCCTCTATCGCTGGGAAAGCTAGGCTTGTTGGTGGGCAGGTATCGACTGGGGATATTGAAATTTATACTAACCATGCGTCAGCCTCTACTATCATTTCTGGTGGTAACGCTGGAGTCGTTCAGACTAACAACGCTACAGGGCTTGTCTTGGCAGCAGGTAAAACACTTACGTCCGTTGCGACTAGCGACATTGGCTGGGCTGCTGTAGCAGGTGCAAACACTGCATGTAACACAACCTGCACTTCTGGATGCGTGTTTGGCTTCGATGCTGGAACAACTGCCTTAGTAAGTTGCGCATCAGCTCTTGCTGATACTTGTGTATGCGCTGGGGCTTCATAGGATAGGAGGATTATGGGCTGGTTTGATGAGATTGGTAGCTGGATTGGGAAGAATAAGGACTGGCTAGAGCCTGTTGTGTCAATCGGCACTGGAGCTCTGAAGCAGGTCAACGAGGACAAGGCAGCGGCTGGCTACATGGACTATTTACGAGAAAGGGAGCAGCAGAACTATCAAAGCTCTGTTGATCAAATCAATGCATACAATAGTCAGTTGGCCGCTAGTGGTGGTGGTGGTAGGAGCGGTAGTGGGAGCAATGCTGCTGCCGCTGCTGCGGCTCGTACGAATGAGAAGCGTAGTCGCAAAGCGTCGAAGAAGGCAAATGATGCGCTACAGGGAACCTACAAGCAGATCCTAGAAATGTATGCTCCTTACAGAGCGACAGCAGACAAGCTACTCCCACAGATGACACAGACCTACCAGAACTCTCTTGGTCTACAGAACGCACTTGCTCAGTATGTAAACAGTCCAGCACAAGTTGCAAAGCTTGATGCTGCTGGACCTGCCTGGAATGTAAATGTACCACTCCCTGATTCAGTGAGGCTAAAGTAAATGGCGATTAGGTCTGCAACACCTGGGCGTGGCTACCAACAAGCTCCAGCGCTTACAATGGAGCAGTGGCTTGCAGAGCAGGAGCGTATGGGGAACTACAGCTACTCTAGGGCACCTATGAGCGTATCAGCTCAGCAGGCTCAGCGTGCACCTTCCACTAGTGGTATTGCCTCAACAGTAGCGCAGAAAGGGGTGAGTGAGCTCCTAAAGGGTGATACTCTTTCAAACATATTCGGGAGCTCGTCTACTCCAGCGGCAACCACTACAGCAGCAGCGCCAACAGCAGTAGGGTCAGCAGCTAATGGTGGAACGATGATGTCAGATGGTTCTATTATGGGAGGTTCTGAGGGTGGGTTATCTTTCGGTAATGTAGCTGGAACGATAGCAGCACTCAAAGGTGGCTACGACACTATAAACGGCTTACAGCATGGTGGTGAGGGGCTCAGGGGTGGGCTAACCACAGCAGGCGCAGGTGTTGGGCAGCTAATTGGAGGTCCATTAGGCGCTGGCGCTGGGGCTCTACTTGGTAACATTGCAGGGTACGGGCTACAGGGTGATGGCTGGAAGAATAAGCTTGCGCTTACAGCAGTTCTACCTCCACTAGGGATTGCTAAAATGCTTGGCTTTAACCCTATACATAAGACAACTAGGCAGGTAGCGCAGGAGCATACAGCAGACCTACAGAAACAGTTTAAGGATGATTCTACCTATCAGGCGTACGTCCGGGGAATGAGGGAGCAGTACAACGCACCTCCACCTGACCCAACAAAACCATTTGCTGGAAAGTATGCAACCTGGGATGAGTACAAGAAAGGTGGCCTAGAGGCAGGGGACCTTACTGGTGTTTACGGAAACCTAAAGACGTTTGGGCAGGACTGGTCAAACATTGACCAGGCTAAGAGGCAGGCAGTTACTCAGGGGCTAATCGATGCTGGGCTATATAACAGTAAGAAAGGTGAAGTAGAGATTACTGACTCAGCAAAGGCTAGGCAGATCTATGACCAGATAGTAAAAGGCTCTGGCTACAAACCCCCAACTACCACAACTGCTGGTGGGGTAAGTGCTGGTAGGGGACCAACACAGAATCCAGACCCTGGTAGGATAGTTAGCGGAGCGCCGGTACCATCACCTACGATGATTCCACGTTCTAAAACTAAATCTCCTGGTATTGGCTTAGATGGTAAACGACTAAAGGCGGTAGGGGGTAGGCTTTAATGGCAATGATTCCAAAAGTAAATTTCACATCGAAGCTTGGCACTAATATCAATGTTGGTGGTATTACTGGGAAACCACTACAGCGTATTAAGCGGCTTGCAAACACTGGTTACGGTGACAAGGCTGCAATGGTAGCAAAGCGTAACAGGATTAAGATTCGGCGTGCTGGTGCTCCTGCTGAAACTCCAGTTACTGACACCCCAGTAACCACAACCCCTGACTACCAGATTCCACCTGGGGAGATGCAACCATCTGGCCCTATAAACTTCCAGCCTATTGCTGGTGGTAGTCCAACAACTCCAGCAGCGCCGTCACAGGACCAGGTTAATACACTGTTTCCGTCTACTAGGATGTTCGAGCCACAGAACTATGAAGGCTCACCACTCTATCAGTTCCAGGTTCAGCAGGGACAGAAGCAGCTTAGCAAATCCCTTGCAGCTCGTGGGCTTAGTAACTCTGGGCATGCTATTGAGCAGGAGCTAAACATTCCATTACGAGCAGCAGCACAGGATACTGACAGGATGACAAGGATTGCATCCGAGAACGCTGAAAGGCTTAAGTCATTCCAGGATAATGAAGCACTAAGACAGGAGCGTGCAAGTAACAACCAGTGGGATAGGGCTTACTCTGTTGCGGAGCTCATGGCGAGACAATCACCATACCAGTCTGCACTTGATGGGCTTAATAACTCAGCAGACTCTATGCTTGGTGCTGGCACTGCCGAGGCTAACTTTCTAAAGGACTACTTTAAGAAGGTCATAGCTCAGGGTGGTGGAGGCGGCGGTGGTGGTGGTGGCTCTGCGGGAACTCCGATACCAGTGCCAACAGCTCCTAACTATATTAACACACAGCCAACTGGAATATCTGGGAACTACTCGTCTAACAATGGGTGGTTAGACTTACTGACTAAGGGACTATCTAGTTTATTCCCATCAGCACCTGCTAAATAGGAGTTTATAAATGCCTCCAAGTTATAAACCACTAGCTGCCGGAGTTCAGGGAATACCTGAAGAGATATTCAACAATCCTGGAATTACGTTTGAGGATGCTCAAAAGCAGCAGGCACTTGCTCGTGCTCAGGAGCTTGCTAATCAGCGAAGTGAGCAGCAGGTACGCTCCGAGGAGATGCAGATAGCAGAGGCTCAGAGACAACTAGAGCAGCAGGCTAGGCAGAGGGATGCTATAATAGGTAAGTTTGGGGCTGGTGGTGGTGAGTTTAACCCAGACGAGGGGTTAAGAACTGCGCAGAGAGTAGCGCTTGAGGGTGGGGATATTTCCACAGCTCTTGATATAGAAAAGGCACTACGGGCTAGGAAGATTGGTGGTGGTTTTGGTGGGTCTGGTAGCGCTGCGAACATGCCACTACCAGAGGCTATGAGAATAGCAGCGAGCGAGCAACTTGGGATAGAGCTACCCCCAGGGACTACTCAAAAAGATATTGCAACCCTTACTGGTATAATGAGAACTAGGACCTACGCAGACCAGGTAGGGACGTATGTAAACGACCCTAACAGGGAGTTAAATGCTCAGACAAAGGCTGCTAGGCTTGCTGGAGAGCAGGTTACAAAACCATCTGAAAAACTTGCGCTTTCGGTTGGAGCTTCGACAGCGTTTGGTAATGAGGTAGATCGCACACTAGAAAGATACGTTCCGTACGTTTCTGAGAATAGAGGGGTTAGGTTCCTTGCAGCAATGGCAAACCCGAACTCAGCAGCGGCTAGGTATATGGGAGCGGTAAACCTCCTCGCTAAACAGGCAGCATTAGCATTAGAGGACAGGGTAACAAATGAGGATTATGCAATCATTAAAGAGCTATCCACTCCGACTGAGCTAGATACACTAGAAACAATGATGGATAAAGCAAGGGAGCTTAAAGGCTTTATTAAGCGTCGAACAGAACAGAACTTACTCGCGGCAGAGTCTGTGAACATAAACGTTACTAAGCTAAAGCAAATGGCTGGAATGTCTAGCCCAACACCTACCCCACTAACACCTGGGGCGGCTCCTGGTGGTGGTGGCGTTCCCCTAAACCCAGACGGCACACCATTATCTCGTGAGCAGTTTATGGCTCTAAGAAACAGAGGGCAGTAGATGGACGAGTATGAACAGTATCTTGCTGATGTTGAGTATGAGCAGTACCTAAGACAGGCTCAGCAGCAGAGCGTAAATAGCGCTATGAGCCGCTCTGGTGGCCCAGTACCACAGCCAGCTCCTACCCCAGCACTACCACCATTTGCGCAAAATCAAAGTAGTCAACTTGGCCCAGATTACAGCCAGTCACTAGGCCAGAACGCACTAAAAGGTATTACAGACCTCCCAGACTCAGTAGCCCACATGGCTAGTGACGCTTACGGATTTGCTAGTGACCCGATTGGCTCGTTCCAACGTGCTGGGGTTGAGGGCACTGCCAGGACCGTGGGCCCGTTAGCGATGGGGACTGCTGGGGCATTATCGCTTGGTGGTCTTGGTGCCACTGCTGGGAGCTTCCTTGGTCCTCTCGGCACAATCGCTGGCGGCGCAATCGGTGGTGGTCTTGGCCTTGGTGCTGGACTCCTCGGCTTCGATGCAACAACAAACTTCCTTACAGGGACTGATAAGCCGGTAGATGAGTACCTAAAAGACTTCGCATACAACTCTACCCAGGGTGGAATGTTTGAGGGTGGAGCTCGTGGGATAGGGGCTGCTGGGCGCGGAATAAAGAAAGTAGGGTATGACCCTTTTACGCCAGCAGGGACTGACATAAAAGTAGGCAGCGAGCTACTCAAGCAAGTTCCAGACCTAGCGCAGCAAATAGATGCTGGGTACGCCAATAGTGTTGATGTACCACCTACGTTCCTGGATAAGCGATCTCTTGGAGAGCTTACAGGTAACGATGCGCTAAAGGCAGCACAGAGAACAATTGAGCGCTCTGGGAATGAGGCTTACGGCAGATCTGCTGAGGCAAGGACAGCTCGTAATGATGCACAGTTAAAGTACCTTGACGCGATTGAGCAGTCCCCAGCTACGGCAGCAGATGCGCAGGCTGCAATGCAGGGTAGTTTTGACAGTAGAATTGCAGCAGCTCAAGACGCAATGAATAGCGCAAAGGGTGCTGTCGATACTCAGTTAATAGATCTTGCCCCTAAGATAGACCCAATGGATGCAGGAGCTACTATTAGAGACACGGCGCAGAGCTCAAAAGATGCGCGGCGTGGGATTATAAGTAAGAAGTTCGAGGCTGCCGGGGATGGTGTTGTTGATATTACTGACGTGCAAACAGTAGCGGCAGATACGATGCCAGCCTATTTCAGGGAAGTTGGGAAGCAGGCAAGCCCAGAGCTACAAACACTCGTGGAGCAGCTAACTAGGACAGCAGAGGCTGAACCAAGTAGTATCCTAGACCTAAACGGAGACCCTATTGTTAGGCCGATTACCTACTCACTTAAGGATGTTCAGGCGCTTAGAAGTAAGGCACTAGATATTGCAAACGGTAGCGACAAGGCAACCGCGAGAGTTGCTGGGGATATTGCAGCAGCGCTACTTAAGGTAGGAGAGGATGCGGCTGCGTCCGGGAGAATACCACCTGAATCTGTTAAGAACTGGAAGGAGGGAATATCGCTCCGAAAGAAGCTAGGGACTGACTACGAGTCTACTGCTAACCCAACTAAATCAGTATTAGCTAAGCAACCTTACGGTGACCCAAGAATAGAAGCTTCAAGAGTGCCAGAAAAGTATTTCAAGCCTGGGACTCGTGGAACCAAGGAAGCGATACTTAATTACAAAGAGGTCGTTGGTGCTAGTGAGCAGGCACTTGAACCACTCTATCGCTACGCTACGGATTCATTCAGGGATTACGCTGTAAAAGATGGGGTAGTAGACTCAGCCAAGGCTAAGAAGTGGCTAGATAGACACTCAACATCACTTGAGCAGCTACCAGAGCTCAAGAAACAATTATCTGATGTTCATAGTGCGCAGCAATTTCTAAATGAAAAGTTTGGTGACCTAACTAGAACTCAAGCAGAGATGGAGAAAGGTGCCGCTAAGCAGTTCCTACAGGCAGACCCAGAAAAGGCTATTCAAGCAATGCTATCTGGGAAAGATATGGTTCGTAGAACAACGGCGACTGTTCAGTATCTAAAGGCAAATGATGCTGATGCTGTTGCAGGGTTAAGACGTGGAGTCATTGAGCACTTAAAAAACAAAGCGTTTAAACCTGACAACATGGGTGGAATAGAGGAAGCGCTTGCTGGTGGAACCTTTAAGGGTAAGGTGCTTGGTGGAGTGCTCACTAACGAGTACACAAGAATAAAACCAGCGCTCACTAGGTCAAAGCTATTCACAGAGTCACAGATAAAGGCGATGGATTATCTCTACAACGATAAGAACTCGCAGCTCTCGATTGACAATGCAAAGGCTCCTGGTGGTTCTGATACTATGCAGCTTAGTTCTACAATGGCTACGATGTTTAGGGCTGCTGGGGATGGTTTCATAAGAAACGTTCCTTTCGGTAGGACTATTTCATCTGTTGTTCTACCTGTGTTGAAGGCTATCCCAGCGGATGCGTTTAAGCTAAGGATGGAGGAGGCGTTACTTAACCCAAGAATCGCTAGAGACTTAGTGCAAAAAGCCACTGCCAAGAATATGACAAGAACAGCAATGGAAATATTCAAGGATGAGTTTACGGCTGCTGGGGCGATACGCTCAGCTACGTCAACTAGTGCTGTGGTGTCTAAACCAGCCATAAAGAAACAAGAACAAGTAACGTCGAAGGTATCGTTTCCAAACCCAACAGACTTATTAAACCCTCCTGCGAAGGGTGAACTAAGAAAAACAACTATTGGTAACAGGGGGTATTGATGAATGATGAGACTAGCGAAGTCACGGCAGCTAAGCTACCTCCTTACCGACTGCCTCCTGGTACTCCTAAGTGGATACTTATCCTATGTTGCGTGGTTAGTGGTGTTATTGTACCTAGTTTCCTGGCTTTTAGCCCCCAGCTTTCTGAGGTAATTCAGGGCGCAACTGAGGCTAGAAGAGCGCAGGCTGAGAACGAGAAGACCGCACTTGGTACAGTCCTTGAGCTCGTAAACACAAACATTCGGCAGATATACATACTAAGCGAAGCACTCTCCAGGGAGCAGGAAGAGAAGAAAGAGCTCGCAAAAAGAGTTACAGATCTAGAAAGAGCAGTACAAACACATAACAATGCACTTAAAGACTGTGAGGCAAAGCTTAAACTATGCCACTAGAATTCTACGATGCAGTAGCTAGGGTGTTTGATGTGGATGAGGGTACTGGTGTTCCTGGTAAGGAGGGGATTCCCTATAAGGACACTAAAGGCTACTGGACAATAGGGCGTGGGCATTTAATCGGGGAGTCTTTAACTGACTTAAAACTATCACGGCATATAGTAGAGGAGCTTTTTAAGGAGGATCTCGCTATTGCTATCCGTGAGTCTAGGCTTGTTGTGGGTAGTTTATTCTTTGACAGCCTAGCACCTGCAAGACAGGTAGCTCTTATCTCTATGCTCTACACTCTTGGCCGGAATAAGTTCCTGCGGTTTGAGGAGACTATTGATGCCATAAAGCGCAATGACTGGCAGGAGGTAGGGCGTAGAGTCCTCGCAAGTAAGTGGGCAAGGGACGTTGATCCACGGCAGAGAGTTGGAGTTGGCAGGGACGACCGTGTAGCACACATGTTTATAACAGGTGAATTTCACCCATATTACGGGATTGAAAAATGAGAATAGGTGGAGACTTCCCGGGCGCGGCATATTACCAAAAAGCAGCGGTTCAGGCTTCAGAACCTGGTGACTGTTTTGGTATTATGCCTGAGACTTTTGGCGTAAAAGGCACCGGCTGGGATACGGTGGAGGCTTTCGGGAGGTGTGGGAAGTTCTTTGAAGGTGTTGTTCACATAACACCGTTTGACGGCACCCATAGGTACCCTATCAAGCAGCTACTCCCACTGATACGTAAAAACGTAATCCGTATGGAGCGCATTGCGAACAAATACCCAAACACTATCTGGATGATTTCAATCTTCTGTGAGCATAACCATCCACGTTCTAGGATGGAGCCACTTTACAGGCGTATGAAGGAGCTAGCGCCATCTTGCCTATTCGTAAACTCAATATGGCAGGGGGAGGAGGTTGCTGGGATGCTCACTGAGATACACCTTGAGAGTCCTAACAAGCTTCCTCGTGTACCACGACTTGAGTACCTAGTTTCCTATGATGGTTTTGGTGGGGATGGGAAGTGTAACTACACCGATGCAGACCATACTGAGATACTAAATAAGTACGCATCCGCAAGGCATATCCGCTACTGGGGAGCTCGCTGTAATGGGAAGTTTAAGCCTAACCAGCCAAAGCCACCTACGCCAAATAACCGTACCTACTGGCCTGATGTACACTACCTAAAGGGGCATAGGGTTATGCTAACAGGGAGGCAGGGGGGCTTGACCTGGCAGGGGAACGCACTCCTTAAACCGTTCGCAGAAGACCATGGGGAAGGTGGTAAGGATAACAAACTAATGTTTATCCTACCTCGTGGTGGTGACTCGATTGAAGTTATCGACATGGCTGGCAATGTAATAGACAGACCTACCACTATGGGGCTACTACCACACCCTGATGGGCCACGGTATTACTCAAAGCTTTACGCCTACCAGGTTGGTGAGATTGCGGTTCGTAATACTGCAAGTAGGCTAGTGCTCGTGCGCTGTGGAAAGGATGTATACCCGCTAACTGATGTAGTGCTACGATCTGGAAAGTTTAGGTAACAAAGGACACCTGTATATGAAGCTACTAAAGCTACTTAACAACTGGAAGACAGCGCTTGCCTATGTTGCTATGAGTATCCCTGGGCTTGGTGATATGCCAATGCTTAAGGGTGCTGTTGAAGCACTACTAAACGCTATTATAGCTGGGGCTGTTACACCACAGCTAGTAATAGACTTTGTGCTACAGCTACTCCTTGCTACTGGTGTTCTCCATCGTGTGATGAAGAATATCAATGGCGCGAAGTAGGAATGGCGCGAAGTAGCCTAACTAAACTGCCTAGCTAGGGTCTGTAGTACCTTAGCACTATAAGTCCTAGCTGCTGGGCAGATAATCTTTCCTTTCTTTACGCACTTAGGACCACCATTGTACGCTCCAAGCGCTAGCTCTAGATTATCGCCGTATCTATCGAGCTCGTAGCGGAGTATTCTAGTCCCACACTTTATATTTATCTCTGGGTCATAGAGGTCTTCTTCGCTACTAGCCTCTGGACAGAGTACTGTACCAGCATGGGCACCAAGTACCTGCATAAGACCATATGCGCCTGCTGAGGATTTTGCTCGTGGATTCCCTGAGCTCTCGATTAGTATTACTGACTTAATAACTGGCTGGGATATTCCGTGAGTGTTAGCTTCTGCGTCGTAAAAAAATACACCTGTGCTAACAATCACCAAGACAACTACAATAGCTTTTGGTAGTATAGACATAGTTTTGCCTGTTGTTTTAGTGGGTACCGTAGTGCTTGTTCTCGCAACGGTACCCACTTTTTATTATTGTAACACTGATAGTCCTCGTATCTGAGACAAGAGCCAAAGCACACCTAGAAAGCTTGTGCCGTAAAGAAAGAACTTAATAAACTCTGATGTTTCTTTCATGTTACTTCCCCCCTGCAAACAAGCTAGACAGAAACCCTGGGGAATTCTCCCGGGCAGTTCTCTGTAGCTCCTGCTGCTCTCTAAGTTGCCAGTGAGATGATTTCTGGCCGGCTGGAGCTCTAGTGTTCTCGATGATACCGTTCATCCCATCAAACATTGCCTGGAGTCCTTCCGGTGAACCAGTAAGCGTTGCACCGTCACTTGCTACATGCATAGCGCCTGCGCAACCAGTAGTAGCAACCAGAGCCACAGCAGTAATCCCTATAACCTTTTTCATACGTTTCCTTTTTAAAAAAGCGGCCTTCCGAGCGCCGCAACTATAATACCTATCGTTCAGATGTGTGAACTTCTTGAGTAGATTCGTACTTATTTTGAATAAATTTAATTTTTAACTATGTATCCCATTGCGATGAGTCGTTTGATCACCCGACTTCTTAGGGTGGAGGAGGCTCCTGGCTCTTTAGTGGCAAAGCTCCTGATGAGCTCTAGCCAGGATTTTTCAATTGCCACTACCTCGCTCATTTCTCTTCTCCGAAAATAATCTGTTTTAGGTCAGGATACCAATTAGGCCACACCTCCCAGGCTGCCTTCCAAATCCTCTCCCTCTCCTCCCTGAGCGCCTCCTCCACCTGCTTGTCGTATTGGTCATTCCGCACAAGGTCGAGATGCTTGTACTTTGTTACTGCCTCATACTCATCCGTGAAGGTGATTCGGACTGGCCTAGCTTTCCAGCGGTTGTCTGGAATTGCGGGGGCGTAAAGTCGCGCAAGAGATTCCATGCAACCTTCTTTTGTTGGTGCTAAGGATTCTAGATCTGCGATAGGCAGATCGCTCTCGTGCCACGCCACCCACCCCTCAATCGGCTTTGTCATCTACTGCTCCGCATGTATTTTGATATTCGCAAACTTCCTAGCGATCCTCTCGCAATAGTCTGCATATACTGGGCTTTGTTTTTTTTCGTTAAACCACAGTTTACCCTCCCTAAGAGCAACCGACACGCATCCAAGAATATCGACTAGCATCTTCATATCCTCGCTTGTTATGTGTACCTCCTCGCCGTCTGAGGTACGCAAGAATTCAAATAGACCATCCGGCTTCTGCTTGTTAGTCATGGTTTGCTACTCCTCATATCTCTCTGATATGCTAGGGCCGCTTCTTGGTAGCCAATCTCTACACCATGCTCAAAAGCATCTTTGATGTAGTGCTTAATTAGCTTCACATCTCCCTTCGACCAACAATCCATCAAGCACTCCTCCATCCCTGACTCGTCTAGATACTGCTTTCTAAGCTGCTGTAATTTGCGCTTGTTAGTCATGCCAACAACTCCCAGAAATTATCCGTTACAATCTTAGAAAACTCAGGCTCAAGGGGTACAGAGTTTTGAAGCAGGTATTGATACACCTCGTCTAACAGTTTCTGTTCTTCTTCACTCATCTCCCTTCCCTCCTAGCCCTCGGTATATACCCGTACCTATTCTCATCCTGCTTAAAATTGTGTGGCACAAGCCTCCTTAAAGGATCGTGACCAAAGGGGTATAATAGGTTTTGTCGAACAAGTCTTTCCAAGCTAACGAATACCCGCTTCCTCGTTGCCCACTTCCAGAATTTCCTGCGCTTACGATTTGGAGTCACCTCCCTTCGCCTCCTTGCTTAATCACTCCAATCGGGCCCCACTTCACTGCTTGCCCAACTCGAAACCCGTCTTCCCAACATGCGGCATATTTCATTGCAGTACCCTCTCCGAATATTAGCTTCAGCGGTCCAAGGTGATACGTCCAACTAAAGTGACATGCCCCAACCTCAACACCATGCCACTTAAACCACTCTTTCCACGCTCCCCATCTTGTCGCCCAAGCGAACCTTACGGGCCAGTTGTGATAAACGTCCATCAAAAACACCTCCCCATCTCTTTCTTTGGCTTAACTCCACATCGCCGACAGTAAAACTCTTTAGATACTTCTAGGCAGTCGAGTAGTCGCTTTTCTGTTCTCCATATTTCATATCTGGACAAAGTTCCTTGCATTAAATAGCAAAGAGCATCCAGGGCATCGTCTTTATGGTGCCAATCCCAGGAGTGGTAACCAAGCCAACACTTTAGTTTTCCAAGCATCTAAAAACACCTCCTTATTGAACCAATGCCCAAACCAATCCCGCTGTTAGCAGGGTGCACCAACCAACTAGAAACCTAACTGCATTTAGCACCGACCCGAAGGTTTTCAGAATCTCGTCAAAGACTTCTTCTGTCTCTTTGTCCATCAAAAACACCTCCCCCGAATTTCCTGAATACTGGCACCATATTCCCGACGCCGAGAAAATGGTGCGCTAACCTATTCCTGCACACTACCTGCGTCGTTATGAACTACTGCCTTAATCGCCCACATAGCAGACTGTTCAAGATTCGTGAGGGCAACCGACCTCTCCCTAGACTCGCCAGCAACCTCCAATACTGTGTTGTGTAAGGCGCTATATGCCTCTCGCAACTTTGTAATCATCTCAAGTCCTCCAGCACTAGGCTTGTGATATGCGTATGTCTTCTCCATTTTCATTCTCCTATAAATAAACTAAAAACATTTATTCCTAATTTCCTGTACGCTAACTTCGTCAAAATCAAGCAGCTTGTCTTTCACTAGCCCAAGCACTCCTGAGTTCATCACTGTTGGCGAGTCGATGTGATCAGCACCTAAGCCATGTCCAACCTCGTGGATTAGTGCGCTGGCGCTATGTAGCCACCTATCCTCGCCTTTGCTGTTGAACCGCTCCACCACGCTGTAGCTAACTGAGGAGGCGCATTTCATAGAGCTAACCCCCGTCATCCACTTGCGCCCGTCTTGAATTACTGGAGGAACCAGAAAGTGCACTAGCCCCCGCCGACTGAACCTTTTACGCGCCAATCCTGCCAAGCAGTACCACCTATTAGCTCGTGCGCTTGAACCTATATCGCTAGCCCACTGTGAGCACTTAGTCGTGTTTAGGTGCCTAATCCTGAACCGTAGCGGGACGCCCAACTGCTCGCTGTACTTTGCTTTGAGAAGCTCCAACATCTGCGGTACGTCGGCTCTGTCGAAGTCGGGGTTTTGAGTTAGGAAGACCAAAGTGATTAGGAGGGATTTCATTTGTACCACTCGTAGGGATTAACTAAAGACCAGTCGTCTAAACTTCTTTCGAATCTCGATAACCCCGACTCGTGCTTTTTTGATAGCTCCGGCAATAGTCCATGTTTTTTGAAGCAGTAATAAAGCTCGTCGTCTGCGTTCATCCAGTAATAGTAATCTGCGTTGCTATAGTCAGCCTGTCGCACCCACCCACCATTAAGCAAATGCTCCATGATTTCCCGCATCGTCGGAGGGGTGTGGAGTTTTTCGTAGGCAACAAAATGTTTCGCGCTCGGTGCCTCGGCAGGGACGTTCACGGTCAACTTTTCCCAACCGTCGTACTTTCGCCACCTCCACCCATCGCACTCTATCGTCTCGGGCCATTTGTCGAGTTTCATTCTTTTGGTTCCTTTGCTTTTGCTACTCGTGAATATTCAAAGTCACTAACATAACTCAGTTCGGAGTACCCACTGACTGAGTATCCGATCAGTTGAGCAAATTGACACTCCTCCCACGGCTCAAAATCCATATATGCGAGGCTATTCATATCGATCCGAAACTCTTTTGGTAGGCTACTGCAATGATCTAATAGTTTTCTTACGATTCTGTTTTGTTTAAACC